ACGTCTTCAGACCAGTCCATCTCGATGATGCTGCCGTCTTCTTTAGCCAGTTCCCAACTCTCCAAAAGATTCGGGTCGCCACCCTTCCAGATACCCAAGGTGCGTTTCACACTTGATGGGGTTTTCTCGCGAACGCGGAAACTGTAAATATCAATGTCCCACTCAGGTTCTCCGAACCCAAGGACATACACGCGTGTCGATGCCTCACTGTCATCAAAGAGTGCCAAGTCTGCGGAACAGGATTCAACGCCGTCTACATACAACACGGCTTTGGGTGCCACGTCGGACTCATCCACAATGATTTTGTAGTCGTGTTCCTTTCCGTCCAGCCACTCAAACTCAGTCTCAGCAAGGTAATCCAAACCGTTTGCGGTCAAAACCAGCTTCGACTTAGCAAACATAAGCGCGACGCTCTTAGCACCTGCATCCATACCGAGGATCAAGCCCGTGTCGTTGAGGTCGTTGAATGTCGCACTCTTAAAAGAAAGCCTCGCCTCCATTACGCGAGATTGAGACGTGCCTGCATTGGGCAACTCATTGGTGAGAGACAAGCCTGTGTAAGCAATCTTTTGAAGGTTTAGCCTCAAGCCTTCAAACTGATGTAGACAATCGCCGTTGATGACCCAACCTTGAGAAGCGAATGAGTGTGTTCCAAGTAAAGCCACTGAGGGTGCGATGTACATGCCCTCATCGGTGTAAGGGATCGTCGCAAACAAAACGTCGTGGTTTGGACCTTGGAGTCGGAAACCTGCATCACCCCATGAGGTAGGCTCTGATGCGTTGAACTTTGCTGAGACTTCAATGCCAGCTTGTGATGGGATCAAGGCATCCATCTTTTCAAAGCCGACTTTACGGTCGCCAGCTCCTTCAGCCTTAATCAACATCCCGTCGCCATCGACCAAATCAATGACGCCTTGCACTGAGGTCTTTCGCCACTCAGATTGGTCTGTTGGCGTTTCGTGCAGAGTCAATGCGTTGAGATGACCGATAGACGAAATGTTGTATTCGTCTGGAACAGCAACGTATCGAACAAAGTCCCATCGCGAGTCGAGTCCGCCAACTAAGTTGCCAAACAGAACTTCACCTCGATCAGAGACCGCCAAATCAAGAGCCGCGTTCTTACCGTATCCATGCAACACATGAACATCAGAAGACGGCACATCGGCTACTGTCATAAAAGAAGTGCGACCAGTGAAGGACAACCCGATGGCTTGGTTGTCCGCTCTACCAACCATTTGAAGATTGAATGCTGAGTCTTGCCAAGGGGTTTCAAAGTAAACCTCTGCGCTACCACCACCCCAAACAGTCACGTCCTCCGCAAAGTCGGGAGTGACATACAGCCACCAGTTGCCCGTGGAGAGCTTTTCAACCCTCAACACAGTGTATTGTCCAGACTGACTGCCTCTTGGCACCACGACCCTTAGACCTGCATAAAAAAGCTCTGGCAGATCATTTTCCGCGACTTCGATGCGATTGCCGTCAAGGAAAGACACGGTTCTGGTGTAGGCGGGCAACCAAGAGTCGGCATTGTCTATTTCATCCCCGATAAACAGGGCGACGTGAGAAACACCGTCAATCACAACGCCAGCAAGCAGGCGAAGGTCTTTCGTGTCGTGGAACGCTATCGCAGGACCAATCTCTAACCTGTCGTTCACAACTGTTGCGGTAGACGCTTCGGTTCTCGCCACCATCGTCACTGTGGCGCCGACAGGGTTCATCTCTATCGGCTTGTAGATTGCCGAAGCGAGATCTGAGGTCACCGTTGTATAGCCATCAGAGTCTTCTTGAAGGTAAAGATTCCCTCTGGCTCCCCACCCATTACCAAGAGAGCCTTCAAACTGCCCTGACTGGGCGAACTGTGAATAGCCCTTTCGCGCCCTGTTGCCGTAGATGTTGGCATTTAGGACCAAAGACACAGGCGAGTTCAAGCTGGCAGTGTATGTGTTGTCGAAGCCGATGTGTCGGTGGGAAATCCACTTCGGTCGCGATCTTGGCGGTCGCATCAGACCCAATGAGATTGGGTAGCGTTCGCCCTCAACAGAACCACCGCCGAGCTTATCAACTGCGAGTTGGTCACTCTGTACGTCGGGGTTCTTGGCTTGATCCCACTTGTTCAAGACCAAGCCCATGTGGTTCAACGAGCGGAACGACATTTGCGGGTTCTCAAACCAACAGTAATCAGTATCAACCTCAATCTCCCCGAAAGGCATCTTGGGGATTGGGGTCTCAAGGTAGATCAACCCAAGGTAAGGGTTCACATCTGCCACAGGGACGGACACACCGTTCACACGAACAGCAACGTCGTTTGATCCTGCGGGGGTTGCATCACCCCAACCCTTCGTAAGCGGTCCACGGTTCACTTGGATACGATTCTTCGCCATATCGTCCATGCCGAGGAAAGTCGCCATAAGCTCATGGATGAAGTTGCCGTCTTCCGAGTACAGAGTTTCAGATGCGGTCAGCGAAACAGAGTCCACGGTAAGCATCTCGCCAAACCCGCTTGCCAACACGTTCCATGCCGAACCATGAGGCTCAGTCACATCAACGATGGCGCGGGAAAGGACGGGCTTGCCGTTCAAGATCAAGGCGATGTGACCCGTCAGCGGATTTCTGATCAGGGTGACGGCTGAAACCTGCGACCAGTCATAAGAGAATACCGAGTCAATCCCGCCAGCATAGACTTGAATGAGGTCGCCCTCATCAAACAACACCGTGATGCGGGTAGCCCCATCACCAACCGCGACCGACCAAGTGGACGGCATGTCGGACACCGCCAAATCCAACCGATACGCGCTTGTGGGCGTGAGCCGCCCTGAAGCATCTGAGTGCGAGTGGCTGGTTAATGTTGCGCTGGCATCTACCTGAATCGCTCGGGCAGGTCCGAGAGTCAGTTCGTACTCTGTTGACGTTAAGCCTTGTAAGTAGAGAAGCGCGTTTAGCGGCTGGCTTGCTGCTCCAAGTATCTTGGGCAGTGATGGGTACTCAGTCGTAATGCTGTAGTTGGCTAAGTCTTCAGCTCCTTGCATGAGGCTCGGAGAAACCGAAACCGCCAACTGATTGCCGCTCTGCGGGATCAAGGAGATGGAAGGCTCAACCGCTGTCGCTAAAAACGAGGCCGTCTTCCCTGACGGCGGCACGGTGTTTCCAGCTTGGTCTTGAGCGAAATGGCATGTGAGTGTGTAAAGACCACCAAGGGTTGCGCCTGTGTGTTCTATAGAAACCGTGTCCGAAACGACGGCAGGGGTTTCAACAGAACGAATGCTCGGTATGACTCCGTATGTCGCTGCGATGGTCCAGTTGTCAGGATCAAGGCTTAGGCTGTCCCAACGAATAGGTTCGCTAAACACAACACGCAAAAATAGCCCCTCGGACACAACCGAGACTACCTCGGGTCGTTTAATGTCCAAGTGACCATACGGGGCAGAACCGTAAGCGACCGATCCGTACCCTTTTTTATTGCTGTGTGAATCGCTACTCATACAATGCCTCTACAGGCATGTATGAATAGCCATTCAACCGAAGGCAGGGCTTGAGATTACAGGATAATCCAATCGCCGTCCGTGGTGCTGTCGTCAATGCAAAGCAAGTGCATGTTTGCGAGACCCGAAAGACTAACGCCAGGTGCGCCTTTCACTAAGTCAATCGACCCGTCTGTTGTGGCGACTCCCGTTGTTCCGCAAGAAACAGTAATGGTTCGGTCACCCTCGTCGGCACCAGAGTAGTTCTTGATGTAGACGTGCTGCCCAACAGTTCCTTCCCTGAGTTTCAGGTTCACGGTGCCAGTGGTTGCTGCTCCCCAATCTGAAAGAACGATAACAACGGTTTGCGTGTCACCGATCAGGATTTCCGTTTCGCCACCAATGTTCAAGTCGCCCGCCGCCTTGGTGATGATTTGGGTTCCGTCGCACAGCTTGTTATCGAGTGCGGGACCGCTATCTGGACCTTCTGGCAACCAACCCGAAAGACCCTTGATAATGTACTCAGAACTTTCAGAGCCGTTGGCGATGCTGCCCATTGATTCAACCAAACCAATGTCGGCAGGTGCCATGGTGCTATCGGTGCCGTTGACTTGCAGATAAGAACCTGCACCCGTGGAAACGAGAGCAGCACTGATTTTGTTATCGTAGTCATCGGCAGCGACACCACCCGCGCCTGAGTTCCAGTTGGCTTCAAAGGTAAGGGTGCTTACCGTTGCTCCCTGATCCCAAAAAGCGGTGACTGTCGCACCTGCACTTGAACTTTGTCGGAACTTAACGAGGATTGGGTTTGCGTGTGAACGCCACTGATTTTCGTTGAGCCAATCAATCGTAATACTTCCGAAGCTGGCATCAACAGCGAACTCAACCTCAACCCAATTCTCGGAGCGTTGGGGGCTAACACCGTACCAAACCAACAGGTCGCCGTCAGAGTTTCCGTCTGGCAATGAACTGGAAGCTGTTGGTACCGCAGCGGCCCAACTCCCCCCTGAAGAAAAGCTCCAAGTAAGAACGTCGCCTTCGTGCATACCGCTTGGAAGAATGTCGCCCATGTTATCTGCGCTGACTTCCCAAATCTTGGTGCCGCCTGCGTCTGTACCGACCTTCAAGATTTGACCAACAGTCAAAGTCGAAGGATCAACCAAAAAGGACAGGGCTGGAATCGATACGTCTGTCCAATGGTAATCGGTTACAACACCGCCGCCATCCACAGTGCCACTCGACACCAAAATGCTGCCTTGGTTGGCAGCGGTTGCGTCTGGAAGTGCCGTCTTGAGAACCCACTGATCAGTAGCGTTGTCGTAAGCAATCCTGTAGTCATCGTCGCCAAGCGCAGGGAGAAAATCACTAAGGCTACTTGGAATGGAAGGCGCATCAACGAACTCAGGGTTACCCGATCCGTCGATAGACAAAAGCTGTCCGTTCATTCCTGATGGGAGTGGTGCAGGTCCATCAACGAAAGTTGACCCGCCAGCCCCATCACTGCTCAAAAACTGACCAGCCGTCCCTGATGGGAGTGAGAAATCAGAACCGCTATCGTCGGTGCCTTGAGCGAACTTGATGATGCCATCAGCATCAGCAGGTTGGGCTTTTAGGATTTGGCCTGGTGCGAGAGCGGTTTGAAGTTGTGCGAGATCGAAAAGAGCAGCAAGATCAGCGAGTGCTGACAGTTCCTCTTGCTTAACCTTAGTGAAAAAATGCGACATGGTGAGTACCCCTTGTTCTAAAAATATATGAGAGACAGGGGACGGCACCCCTACACATATTGGGGTTCTCTATCGAAGATTCATCGCGGCTCAGATTAGCAAATGAACCACTCTAAAACGCCACCGTCGGTTGTACCGCCACAACTAAGTTGAGCCGCAGATCTATTTTTTAGAACCAATGGGTCTTCACTTCCGTTAATCGTCGCGGATACCGCCGTTGTCTGTGCGATGACATGCACTTCACCCAATCCCGTCTCATCAACGACAAATACCCGTCTGTTAGCGTAGGCTTCTTCTTCTAAGTAGACAGTGGTGATGACGCCTGCCTGAGTCTTTACGGCAAGGTACACATCGCAGTCGTGACAGGTGTACTCTACTTCTTCGATGACAGTTCTCTTTAGGAATCTGAGATCGCTGTCATCACTGGTAACGACAGCATCGACTTGAGCTTGTAAGTCAGCAATGGTCTTCAGCAGGCTTGCAATCTGTGTGTCCACATCAGTCTTATTGGCATCGACTGTCGTATTGGTGGATGAGATCGAGCTTGTCAGCTCCGCGTCTTTTTCATCAAGCGAGTTGAACTTGGTTTGAGTTGTGTTTTCGTGGCTCTCCAAGTCAGTTGCTACTGTGCCAATTTGATTCTCAAGCTCGGTTTGTAAGGCAGTGTTCTCGGTCTCAGCCGTTACTCGATTTGTTTCAACGGTTGTCGTTAGGTCAGAAACCAAGTCATCCAAGCCGCCGATGGCATTCGCCAGACCAAGCAGGTTTTTGTTCTGGTCTTCAGCCCACCCGTAGCCTGTCATGTCCGAAGGGATCACGGCATCGTCGGTGATTTGCTCGCCAGCGGCGATGAGCCTCAAGCCTGCCGTCGAGGTCAACGCTCTCAACCTTAGATACTGTTGATCCTCATGTTCCGTTCCTGGGTCTACAACCAAACGCAACAGGTACGGACCTTCTTTGTCCACGGTGAACTCACACTGGTTCCCGTCAACGTCTAACGCGGCTTCCGATGAGCCTATGCCGTCACTTGGAACGTACGCCAAAGACCAAACATAGCCACTCTCAGTCATCGCAGCATCAGCCGAAATACACTTGACCACATCACCTGCGTTCAAGTCATCGCGGCTGAGTCCCAACACTTCAGTCGCCGCATCATCATTCAATGTCGTTTTGATATTCGCTGCCATGTCATCGCCTCATCACAAATAAAACTGTTCGGATACCGTCTCGGATTGGACTTTTTTGGGCGTTGAACTCCCAAGTCGATCCACACCTACGCTATATGTCTGACTATCGACGCGATATGGCATAGGCGGTCTGACTTCGAGGATAGAGTGTGCGATCAACACCTCCGTTGAACTCCACAACCCCTTTCCAGGCAACCCACCATCAGGACCAAGGACCATCTCAATGCGGTAGGAGCCAAGGTTTGGACCTTCGGTAAAGGTAAACACCTCATCCTCTGCAACCGCCCCCAAGTTGACGGGTGCGGGATCTCCAAACGGATTTAAGGTCTTATCGTAGATCACCCCATCTTTTACATACGCGCTGCCCACCAAGCCTGATGGCGAAGTCTCATACGATCTTGGTACGAGATCGGTGGGAAAGGGGAGTCGGTGTACTTCTTTCACTTGGTACGATGAGATGTTTTGACCGTCAGTGATTTCTACAGGTGAGCCAGGTAGCACATTGAGAAAGTCTCTTTTGGGATCAACGAGAAAGGCTTTGTTACCCTCTCCCGTTCGAGCGCTTCCCGTAATCTCCTTAGCACCACGCCAGTTTTTGCGTAAGTCCTCGTACTTCCAAGTGAAATACTCCCAAGTCGGGTCGTCCTTAAAGACTTCTCCATAGAACTCAACGAAGAAGTGGCGGTACTGGTAAAGCAGGTGAGCAGGCTTGAGAGCTTTTAGGATCAGCTTAATGTTGTGCTGAAGAATAAAAGGATTGTCTGGAAACGCCTGTTCAAAGTCGTGGGTGTGTTCTGACAAGTCGGAGGCAACGTATGGTTGGACCTCGAAGTTCTTGATCTCATGGCTGTGGTAATCCTCTGACCCATCGCTTGAGTAAGTACCGTGCGTTTTACCGTTACCCTCTGAGTTCACGCGGATACGGTGCCAGTGTTGATGCTGGTCTTTTACGGTATGCTTAGGAGAGACCGCGTTGACTTCGATCTCAAACTGGTCTTCTAAGCCGACGCCTGAACCTGGCTTGCCTTCAAAGGCGACTGACTCGACAATATCGACCCCAATGTCTGAGAGCAGCCCAACACCTTTCTCCACGGGATCTTTCCGTGACCCCTCGATGAGAAGGACAACCATCTCGCGCAAGAAATCTCTCAACGGCACATCACCGTCAACATCAACCAACTCAGCCCGTGGTCGCATGGCTTCGGGGAATACGACTTGTCCAAGGATCTGGTAAAGGAACTCGGAACGGGTCAAATCGTATCGAGGGTCGTCGGACGCAAGCTCGGCTTCGACCTGATACTCGGCAAGCTGCTTGGCGACCGAACGAAAGACGTTTGTGTAGATCGGTCCCTGTGCTTTAGAGACGTAGTTTGAAGGCAACCGATTAAAGAGTTGAACCATGATTGCATCCTCAATCTGGTTCATCCGCTCAATCGCAGTGGTTCCCTTTGGTACAACTGGCGCAGGATCTTGAACGCCACTGGTCAGACGTTCACCTATAAAAAGCGGTTTCTTCTTATCGTCGTCATCGTAAGCCATCAGTAACTCCGCGTGACATTGGAGCTAAGGCGTCGTTGGTTAGCCCTGTCCTCATCAAACGACAGCGTGACTTCACCCAATACAAAGTACGAGGTTGGTCCACACTCCAAGTCTTGAGTTCCTTTGTCGTCAACCACACCGTAAGTGACCATAAAGTCGCAGTCGGTGGGTGATTCCCCAACAGGTAGACTGATTAGGACACGGTTTGCTGACAGCTCTTTACGGCGGCTGGCGATCTCATCCTCAGTCACATATCCTTGGCTGCGGATTGTCTCATTGTCTGAGAAGCCTGGGATGGGAAGACCGCCTTGACCGATAATGTAGGCTTGGTTCGGTGTGGCTCCGAGCAGTTGAGGCGCATTATTCAACACGTCTAACCGAAAGCCATTTTTCTCCACCATGCGATAGTTCCCTTGCTCGCTGCCACCACCTTGACTTGTGTTGTGTTGCAAAGGCTCATGAAGAAGGAACACGTTGACCTTGTTTGAGGACCAAGACAACAGCAACGAGTGGTCTGTTGCTTGGTTATTCGCAAGGGCTTCTTGGATGACGTAAGACGAATCAGCCAACGCCATCTTGGTGAGGGGGAGAATCACATAGGAAACGCCAATAGCCGAATCAAGTACCTCCACAATATCCGACTGGCGAACGGGGTCGCCCATGTTCAATCCCATGAACATGTTTTCCAAGTCGAGACGAATCGCCGCATCGACCTCAGACGGAGAGTAGCCTCGCTTGGTAACAACGGTCGCAGTGAGATCAATCGTAACGGGAATGGCTTCTTTAATCAGCACGTCGGCTGCCATGTGCTTCATCCCGTCGATGGTTTCCTGTGTGGTAGAAATGATCAGGTTGCTCGTATATTTGACGGTGAAGTTTTCGTCGTGCCTGTAAGAGATGAGGACTGTTTGCCCGTCCTCGATTTCTCGACCTTCGATTCGTTTGATGGCCAAAGGTTGTGTTTGGCTACCCTCAACGATGGTGTAATCGTAGATGCCCGATGGGTGATACGGACCACGATACTCTGTCATGCCGTCTTCGGAGGTCACCTTAATCGTCAGGTTGATTGCCCCAAGGTTGCTAACATATTCCAGATGCTCTCCAACCAAGACGTGTACTTCATCTTCCACATCAAACAAATCGCCTGTTGGCACCTCCAATTCGGTGTCGGGATCAGTGGGGGTGATGATCTTTACAAAGTCGCCCGCCTTTTCAGAGAACCCTGTTGTCGTTGGAGGGTTGGCACGAACCAAAGTGTACAGAGAAGGTTCCAGTTCATTCGTTACGGTTCCGCTCATCGACTTGATCTCAGTCACAGGTTGCCGTGAAAACTCGTATGAAGAACCAGTCCGATAGCGGTAATCCCCAAGCACCACATCTGAGAAATCCACGGCAGGTTGAGGTACATCAATCGACAAGCGAATGACGTTGTAATCAATGATCCTCACGTTGGTCAGATCGAAGTATTCTCCCGTACTCGCATTCATCAGACCCATTCTTGGATTCACGTAATCCAACATTTCCATGATTGGGTTTTCAAGCGACAAGTTGTCGTCCAACACGCGGAAGGTCAGGCTATCGAGATGAACCAACTCAAACTGAATATCTCTCTTTGTCTCAAACGTGAAAGCAAAGGTGTCTGTTATCTCGGTAGAAGTCTCACCCCGAATCCAAACGTCAACTTTCCCGCCAAGGTGCTTGCCGTAATCTTCATCGAAGTCTCGCCGCATAAGCTCATCGCCAGCACTGACGCAAAAGGCTTCCAGCACCCCTGAAATGCCAGCAACGGCTTGATAGTAGCCTCGCTTGGTTCCCGTATCGACTGATGAGATACGAACCAACGCACGGTTCGCAAGCACGGCATTTGTCTCGCCGTCCATGCCACCAAAAGTAGGAGCTGCATTAGTGACCCTCAGACCTTGAAGCGGTGTTGTAGAGATGCCCCCAGCAGGGACGTTTCCACCAGAGCCTTGATTCAGAGCCACCACACCGACATTGATCGCATACCGCTTGGTTGTCGGGTCATAATAAGCGGCGGCGTTTTCAAAGTTTAATGCTGCGGATGATGTGGTGAGAAAGGTGGCTCCCCCACTGACCCGTGTTCCAATCGGTATCGCATAAGTCTTATCCATCTGCGTCACGTAGAAGGTGACCTCTCCACGCGCTTTGGCTCCGTTGCGCCTAACCACGCCAAAGTTAGCTGCCAGCTTATCGAAACAGCCATCAATCAAAGGCTGAATCGAGTTCTCGGATGGAAAGTGCATCGCCGCTGCAAGAGCCGTTTTATACGGAGACTGCGACGGCGAAATGCTCGTACCGTTTCGGTCGGGGTCGTCAATCTCCATCAAGGTGTGTAATGAAGATGCGCGGTGAAGGAAGTCGATAACCAATCGAATACGTTGGGCTTCATTAAGGACGGGATCAACGAGAACATCCCTAAGCACTGTACCTGGATGAAACGAAATACTCGGATTGGCTCTGTAAATATCCACAGCCATCTTTTGAAGCATGTCGTCCTTGGTAACTGAGCGGAAGTTGCCTGTCGTCGCTAAGATCGCCATCGGCTTCGCTTCAACTTCAACTGAAAAAGCAGATTCAGTCTCAAGACCGTCTTTCAGATACACTGAGGTGGCAACGTAATAGAGACAGTCTTCATCAGACAATGAGGCATAGACGTTACTTGGAATCGTTCGGGGCGAACTGTTCTCTGACGCGGTTCGACTGTGGTCGAACGAAAAGGTGTCTGTTCGGTTGTAGCGTGAGACTTGCATCTGAAGACGCAGCTTGTCCATTTGATCAGTAATGACCAACGCCTCATCCACTTCACGCTTAATGACTTCCTGCGTACCGAAGTCAGCTTGTTCGGCTACAAAGTGGAACACCTGCGGATTTTTCAACAGGTTACCATCTTCATCGCGAGCCACTTCGAGATCAACGTCCATCTCAGCAAGAGGGGTCTCATAGCGGTCTACTTCGGGAATCGAAATCGGGTTTAGGTTCAACTTCGAGTAACCACCGTCACCACCACCTGATGCGACCGATGCGTAGAAGTTGTACCCAATGAGATTGGTCTTATCCTCAACGGCTTCGACAATGATGCGAACAAAGCCACGGTAGGACTCTGCACGAACTCTGGTTGGGGGTAGGGGAAGGTTGCTTATGTCGCCTTCCTTCACCAAGATAAGGTCCAACTGACCTTGATCTGCAATCATCCCCTTGAGGTTTGTCGATCTAACCTTGACCTCATTGACACCTGAAAACAGAGCCAGCCCTTCGGGGTAGGCTTCAGGGTTTGGGATCGTAAAACCGCCAGCGGAAAAAGAGATAAGGTCAGGGTCGGTTGTAAACGCCTTGCCTCGAATCGCCACCTCTAAGCTGACGGTATCGCTCTCATTGTAAGTCCCTGTGATAAACCGATAGTCTCGCGTCGTAGACAGCGAGGCTTTGGTGAGAAATCTCCCGTCTGGGAGCGAGAATGAAATAGCCATCAGTAACTCCCCATCTGTTTGATCACTTTACCGCCGCTTGTAATCATGCTGTTTGCTCCTGGGACGGTGTAGACGACTGTCAGTCGTACGGGCGACCCCGAATAATTTTGAACCACCACCTCACACATGAATGTCGTGGGATCGTTTTGGTGTTGGCGAACCTGTATGTCGCGCACCCGATACAGGCGTTCTTCCATAGTGACTTGCTGATAATTGGCTTGCTGTTCCTGCAAGCCGATATGCGTATCCAACACACGTCGAATCTCTGATGCAATAGTAGACGCCATGCCACCGACAGCCTTGGATCCAATCATCTTCATGATGTTTGAGCCGTACCAAGAGTGCTGAATGTTACTGCCACGTTCCGTGAGAAGTGCCTTTAGGCAAGACTGATAAAGCAAATCTTCTTTATTGATGAGCTTCAAGTCACCGTCTGTGTCTACTCGGAAATCATTTTCTATTCGTGTCGCCATACATCGACGACACCTGTGAGCTTCCGTGAAGTAACTGACTTCAAACCTTACGTTGTTACGCTGCTTCGGAGGGTAGGCGAACCGAGGGTAGCTGACCGTTAAAAAGCTGTCTCGCAAACCCACAGACCAAGGCGGTGCAACTTCGCGCCCATTGGCTCTCCGTTGTCCGCTAAACCCAACCGTTTCGGCAGCGGTTCCAGACACCTTAATCGAACTGGCGATACCCCTGTGAAAGTTGTCTTCCAGTTGGAGTCTACCGTCGTTTACCGTGACGACCACTTCATCGAAGAGTTTATCCAGCTCTTTGGCGAGGTCAGATGCTTTGTGGGAGCCGATTGGCAACACCAATCGTTTAGTGATCCCTTGGTACGTGACTTCTAAACCCCGTGCGTCGTCAAACACGCGATAGGGTCCAGCCGACCCTGCCACAAGCACGGCTGGCGAGTGCAACCCCTCTTGGGGAATCTCTAAACCGTTCATGTAAACGCGAGCGCCATTGCTCAACGCCGTTTGAGACGTAATCAGCGTGACACCATCAGGTCCGAGGCGCACGGGTTCCCGAATCATCTCATGTGGGCAGGTATAGGCTAATTGAAACTCGACAGACATGGGCTTCCTTTGCTCTGTTCAAGGGAAGCTATAGACAAACCAACCAACTATTCAGGATCAAGGGCTTCGCTTCCATCGTTGGGTGCGGCGAGACCATCGACCACATCGACTCTATCCTGACCTGTCAGCTTCAAGTTCTGTGGCATCTTCATCCCAAGCCAATCATCTTCGCCCTTTTGTCTCGGTGGCGTAATGAAGTCGTAATGCCCCTTTTGAATGTTCTGCACGTTGATCTTGCCGAGCTTCGGCAATTTGGTGTCCTTGTCCGTCTCAAACAAAATCGCATCGAGAGTCTTGATGTGATTCTTTAAGGTGTAGGTCTCAACGAACTCACCTGTGAGTTTGTAGCTTTTCACCAGATCTGCGACAGACTGCCCAAGGACAAAGCGACGCTCGTTGAGAAGCTGCTCCCTGAGATCAAGCAGCTTCATGATCTTAAACTCTAAGTCTGAGCGCTTTTGCCGAATAGCGGAGTTTGCCCAATGACGCGCACTTGCGATCTGTTCTGCTATAGGCTCGGCTCTGTCTTGAGCGTTGGACTTACCTATCCGTAAACGCTCATTTTTATGCCAGATAAGTTCACCGCCAGCATCAAAACCAGAGGTGGGCATTTCTCGCGTCTTCACTGTAATCACACCGCCATAGGGTTCCTTGTAATTCAAAACCAGATTGCCGTTTTCATCGTCGATGTACTCTTTACCTTCTTCGGGGTCGAGGTACATAGACACGTCAAACGGGTTTCCCCCTTGCGCGATGTAGGCTCTCATCAACTTCCCGACAGATGATTTTGCATCGCGAATAAAAATGCCGATACGTTTTTCCGTGGCGTTACCTTTCTCATCGGTCTTCCAAATCACATTGACATTGCCAATTCGAGCCATCTCCACATCAATCTGTAAGGCGCGTGAGTCTACGTTGCGAAGCTCTTGGAGAAGAAACTGTCGAAGATGTTGATAGTCTCCGATCCCAAACATACCAAGCCAGTTGAAAGCCATTTATACACCCTCGTCGGCGAGCAATGCGGCTGCGTCTGGTCCGTCATCCCCACCGCCTGCCGACGCACCAGGGCTGTCAGTAGCAGCGAAGATTGCCTTGATAAGATCAAGGATGATGAGTGGTAACCCTCCAGCGACGACAGCGACACCTGTTCCAACAGCCCCCGCACCATCTTCTGGTTTATTTTCAGACTGCATAAACTCTGCAATCAAGCCTTGTGTACCAGCACCCGTGCAAACCAACATGTGCAGATCCGCAGACACCGTGAAGTCTGCGAACATGCGGAGGATGGCTTGAATCTTACGGATGAGTTGCTGGATCTCCAAGATCCGCGCCTCAATCATCCGAATATAATCAAGGATTTGCTTGATTATGGCAAGCAGACCATCGCGAACAGTCTTCAACCAGTTCAACAGCTTCTCAAGGAACTCTTCAACTGGCAGCAAGATCGTTTCCAACGGTCGTACAGCAATCCACCTGCCGTCCGATGCCGCAGATGTAGCAACATTGAGTACCGCCAAGGCTGAGTCCATCTGCGCTCTGGTAAAGCAGTTTCGAGCAGGAACGATCATAGATGTACCCAATGCTACATTTTCGATCAGTGTGCTTTCTTCACCGAAATCTTCGCCCCGTGACCCGATAAAGACTGGGATTCTACCGTCATTCGCCTTGTGTTGCGCTGTTGTGAAGGAGGAATCTTGCACCCCGTTATTTTTTCCGTGTGTGTTGTACCCGAATTGTATGGCTGCGATATTTGCCTTGTTTGAGAAAGGTGC